ATTGAAGATGATTTGAGAATATACAAAATGACGAACTGTCTGTTCTTTGTTATGTACTTAATATACTCTAAATTGGGATGGAAGTCTACAGTTAAAGACTGAATCAATATATGGTTGCTAAAGACTGGGGTAGATAAAATGCTACAAAATTTTCGTTCTGTAGCATTGGTAGGGTATAATTTATGCAGTTGGATTATGTAAAATTAGGATGTTTTAGTACATTGATTCCAGCATCTTTGTATCTTTTAGCGGCTATTTGCATATCAGCTGTATGATTTAGAAGTCGTGCATTTTCAGGATGAGTAATAATTGTAGCCCTGCCATACTTCCACATCCAAACATTGAGTTCTTCTTCAGTCCAGCTGTCGTCTAGCACACCCTTCTTTGGGATAAGAATTGGATACTCATGCTCTACAGTGAAGGGTCGCTTATTTGACGCATCTCGCCACTGAGTAATTTGTCGATGAGTGGGTGGTTTTCCTCCTCTAGTTTCGGTGAGTAGAACATTGATTCGTTGATACTCGTCAAAAGCTGCTTCTGACCATTGTACTGTCCATTGAATTACCGATGCAGTATTGTTGACCACATTGACGCACTGAGCTGAGAGTACGTCAGATGCAGCTCTGAGTGCGCGGTCTACTAAATTATAGGCAAATTTTCGATTCATGCCAAGTGTGGTAGTGTAGTGGGCAACATGAATGAGCTTGTCCACTTCTTGTTCCCAAAGGTTATTCATAGTGCAGCTGATCCTCTAAAATTTCGTCAACTAAGTCGTTAACCTCATACCCCATTGATTGAATTAGCTCTTCTAGCTCATCTACAGCTTCTGTCGGAGAAAAATAGTACAGTTCTCTTTGTCGTTGAGGAGTTTTGGTGATACGTATTGCGCTCATCTGATGTCTCCATTCTCGTTCAACCAGATAAGTGTCTTCGTTAGTGGGTAATTGAAAATATGCACAAAACCACCAGTTAGCTCCTCCCTGAGCTCGACCACGTTGGATGGCTAGTGCATTTTTAGATCGACCAACCTTAGTAGGAGCCAATTGTTCATTAATTTCTTGAACTCCCACATACACTCCATAGCAGTCGTCAATGGATCGTAGGTTGAGATATGAATAGATGTCATGTCCTGTAATCACTGATTTCTAAGTCTCCAGGCTAAGTAAAGGTTGAAGATTTCCCAAAACACCCAACAACTAAACAGTGAAGTCCAGATTTGACCATAGTAGATTGCCAACTGCACATGAGTTCCAATAATAAAAGTGATGATACAGATTACACACCAATCAAGAAGATTCATCAGATTCAATGTCATAACAGTCCTCATTTTCAAATGTGCTCATGATCTCTGCAATCTCTTCGACTAGTCCCTCTGGATCATAAGTGATTCCTCTAGTGCTAATAGGTGAGAAAACTCCTAGTGGTAGTAGCCCTTTACCCACTCTACTGTCAGGAGTGAAAAATGTAAAAGAGTTAGTATGCGGAGAGTAGGCGTATTGTACCCGCCTTTTGTAGATAGGCGATTTACCTAATATCTGTTTCATAATGTCATCCTTAGCCAAGTCCTAGCTCCTTCCAAGTTGCTCCCTCAACGGTGCAAGTGACATCCCCATAAGTATTGACTGCATAGCTTGAGCCAATATCATAAGTTCTGCCCATCTGATAGAGGAAGTGAGAGGCTGCTTCTTCCACAGTCTCAAACTCCTCAGTCCAGCCATCAAGATCATCTAAAGATCTAAAGTAGAGAGTAACCACTACCTACGTCTTTTATTCTGGAGTGCTTCACGAGCTTTACGCTTTGCAATAGTCTGGGGAATCGGCCCAGAGTTGATCTTCACAATAAAACTCTTCATCGCCTCATAATCATGTTTTGCTTCAGTGATAATTTCACCATTTTTTACCTTCAGTCCACAAGGTAGTGTTACACCTTCATACGCCATCTTTTTTGTCCTTTATCTTTGCTCTGTTATAGGTTTCTAGTCTCTTTTGATATTCTGCCTCTGAAAGGCTGTGCCACCCAATACACTTACCAGTAGGTGATCTACCACATCCACATCCTGCCGTCATGATTCTTCTCCCTCTGGATACATCCAACTTGCGTGACAGTCTAACACGTCCCAACTTATACCAATAGAAGCGTCATGTTTATGATCTACGCGATGTAAAACATCTAATGCTTGGTCAGGTGTCAAATCTGGTCTGATTGAAAGTACATCTGCTGCACTCCAAATGATTGCAATTTCGTCGTCAGCTATTTCAATGGTCTGCATTTGCCTCTCCCTAGAATGAATCTATCAAGTCTCTGATAGACTTTTCAAGATCCTCGTTTTCATTTTCGATTACTGTAATTTGGTCTCTTAAAGACTCGATCTGCTTTTTTCGCTCGTTCATCACATCGCCAAGCTCACTCAACACTACTGACAGCTTTGCAGCTAAATTTTCACCATCATTCATACTCGCCCTCCGTTGTATCAATAATTAAACCATCAAATAATTTTTCTACCTTGCTTAGTTCTTCCAACCGATGAGTTTCTGCCTCTGCTGCTGCAATAATCTCACTCTTGAAGAATTCAGGCAAGTAGTAAGGCTTTTCACGCCAATCAGCAGTGATAAGTGCCTCATACCCAAACAAACACTGACGAATTTCATAGTCAATGTTAAAGACATCTTGCTCATAGTCATGCTCTAAACAAACTTCTATGTGCATTTGTGGAGTAAAATCTACCTCAATCACGTCACCCATTTGACTCTCCTAACTGGTCTCTAATAAACTGCTTAACTGTTTCCTCGTCTGCTGAGACATAGTAGTCAAACATTTCATCTATTGCAAAGTTCATAAGTGTGTCAATGTCCCAACTATCAACACACCTCTCAACTGCTTCTTCTAGTTTATCTTCAAGCTGCTGATCCATACCACAATGCCTCCATTTCCTCATACTCATCATACCAAGCATCGTCTAGCGCACAAGAAATTGCCTCTCCTGGAGACTGCTCGTCCTCATGATAATCGCGCCAAGGAGCGTCAGGAAGGTCGTCACTAGACAAACCAAAGTGTGCAACACAGAGCTGGTCAACTTCACGTTTCCAAGAGTTAAATTTAGTATCATTTACAACCTTCATTTGCTTTTCCTCTCTTGCAGTAAATTCTTTGTAATTACCATAGATGTCAATGGGGTCTGATTTGTAGCGGTGAATCTTGAAGTCGCTCATATCCTGTCCCCCATCATAGCATCATGAGTTTCAGCAGCTAGCATGCACTCAAACTCATCTTCTTCCATCTCAGTAGCTGCATCGTATGCAAATTTGTAAGCATATCGAGCCACAGCAAGTTGCTTAAGTGCAGACTCAATTCTATCCCAGTTGTAGTCATACTCTGCTCTTTTGAGACTGTCCTCAAGGTCAGAAACTTGATGCGAATATGCCTCAGCAACTGCGAACATTTGCTCAGAAGTGGTGCAGTTGCGGATAATTGTAATGTCGTGATGTAAAGTCATTTGCCTATCTCCTATTTTCTGTAGACAGTATATCAAAGAGATAGGCAGTCAGCAAGTTCTAAGTTTTAGTAAGAAAATCTAACAGTGCTAATCAGGCTGATTCCAGCTGTGATCACAGTACACTAGGATCCCAAGACCACCAAGCTCATTCCATCTTTTGATAGTCCATCTTTTATCATCATAGAGTACATCTCCTGGCTTACAGAAGGGTAGTTTATCTTCAGCTGTGGGTACAATATTGATATGTTCACGCTCAAAACCATGCTTCTCTAACCACGCAAGTTTATTAGCATGAACAGTGTGTGCTTGCTTTGGAGTATAGTGTGAACCCATAGCAGTTAAAATTTGACAGTTGTTTTGTGTCTGATTTTCTGTCTCATAAAGAGTCATGAAGTAGTCTGCATTTGGTGTTAGTGGTGCAGTTGAAAATATACGCTCCCACTGTTCATACATAAACTTTGAGAGTTCGCCTCTTCCGCGATTGTAAAGATCACCTGTCCAGCCTAATACTTTGAGACCAGCCTCAAAATCCGCAATTACACCATCTACATCTAAATAAATCATCCAAAGATCCTTGAAACTATCTCTACTAGTGTTGTAAAAATTATAACAGCAAATGCACTCATACAAAAAGCCATCACGAGTATTTCTAATCCATCGTGTCTTTCATACCAATCTAATATTTTTCTAATCATTTGGCGCATCCCAAGGTAAGTTATCAATGTTTTCAATATCAATTATACCACAAATATACGTTTCTGACTCTTGTGGTTCAAAGCCATTTTCCATTAACCAATCCCACCAATCTTCGGAATCTTCAATGATTTCTTGTAACTCAGTTTTCTGTTCTTCAGTCCAACCTACTTTATGAACTCGAATATCTGCCCAAACTCCGTCCCAAGTATCATTTAGTTCAAAATCTGTTAGAGCTGAGATTTCAAAGTCATCATGACTATTGTTCTCTTCACAGTACTTGTTATGATCTTTTAATTCCTGTAACTCTTCATCTGTAACATCAGCAAAGAAAGTACCCCATCTCCAACCTTGTTCATAGTGTACCCATACTTTTGTTTCTTCATTGTAAAAAAACTCAATATCAACAACAGATTTTTTATATGTAGGTTCTAATTTTATTAGTGTCATTTAGCCCTCTATTTTATATTGAAAAGTAATATTTTTATCTTCAGATTCGTCAATGTAAGTTTCCATAGAGGGGTGATCTTCTACCTCACAATTACACCAAGGATCTGTAATTACCACAGTGTTATTGCGAAACATGATATTAGCAGCATGAAGGTCTATTTTACGAAAACTAGCAGTGTCTTCATAAGGTACTTCTTCTTCATCTTCTGAAGTAAAACAATCTGTCT